GCAACATTAAGTAAATCAACAACTGCATTTCAACAAACTGACGAAGTAGGTGCATCAGGCACTTATGCTGAAGGTGGAGGAGCATTAACTTCAGTTACTCCTGCTCTATCTACAGATACTGCTGTTTGTGACTTTTCAGATTTATCATTTACAAGTGCAACTATTTCAGCACAAGCTGCTGTTATTTATAATAGTTCAACTGTATCTGGTTTAACTACCAATGCATCTGTTTGTGTATTAGATTTCGGTGCTGTTAAAACTTCAACTTCAGGAACATTTACAATTACGTTCCCTGCTGCTGAAGCAACTGCTGCAATTCTAAGAATAGCATAAGGAGATAAATTATGGCCTCCCTCCAAGGATGGGGCCGACAAACCTGGAATTCGGGTGCATGGAATACTTTTGCGCCCGTTGACGCAACAGGTACTGGCCTCACGTCATCTCTAGGTTCGTTAACGCTTACGGGCGATTGTAATATAACACTTACTGGTGTAGCTGGCACTTCCGCTGTTGGGACTGCTGTTGCTACTGGTCTTGTAAATGTTGCCGTAACTGGTGAACAACTTACAGGTTCTTTAGGAACAGAAACCGTTACAGGTTCTTCTGCACATACTCTTACTGGTATAGGAATGACATCATCACTTGGTGATGAAACTGCTACGGGTGTACCTCAATCTGGTTGGAACCGTGGTGCAAACCAAGATACTGGAGAGGAAATAGGATGGGGCGACAATCTTTGGAATATTCTTGAATCATCTTATTCTTTAACAGGAGTTCAAGGAACATCTTCAATTGGAACTGCAACTGGAACCGCTGACTTTAATATAACACCTACTGGACTTGGATTAACTTCTTCTGTAGGCACTGTAGGCACTTCTGCCCAAGCAACAGGAGTTTCAGCAACATCGTCTATAGGAACATTCTCTATATCAGGAGATTCTCAATTAACTGTTGTAGCTGCAAGTGAACCAGAAATGGATGCACTTGTAGGAAGTGTAGCTATTGAAATAAGCCCTAGTGTATTACCAAGTGGTATAGCTCTTACACCAAGTTTAGGAACATCTACCATAGCTGCAAACGCTGATGTTACGGTAACTGGTATTGCTTTAACAAGTAGTTTAGGAACGGAAGTTGCTAGTGCTGATGTTAATGTTGTTGGAGCTGGTGGACTTGTTACACAAACAGTTACTGTTGTAGAAACACCTAGCGGTAATAAATATTATATAGATGGGTCTCAACAAGCAACTTTAGAATTAACAGAAGGAAATACATATAAATTTGATCAATCAGATTCAAGTAATGATGGACATCCTTTACGATTTAGCACAACATCTGATGGTTCTCATGGTGGTGGATCTGAATATACGACAGGAGTAACAACAAGTGGAACTCCAGGTAATTCAGGAGCATATACTCAAATAACTGTAGCTTCAAGCGCACCAACTCTTTATTATTATTGTACTCAACATTCAGGCATGGGTGGGCAGGCTAATACGCCTTCCTCTGATGCCAATGGATTTACTGCAACTGGTTTAACTTCAACCGCTGGTGATGCAAGCGGTATTGCAGCAGCAGGCGCTATAGTAAACGTTACAGGAAACGCATTAACTGCTAGCTTAGGAGAAGAAACGCAAGAAACAAGCTATGAAGCACCTAGTGTTTCTTTAACAACTTCTCTTGGATCCTTGACTATAACAGGAACTTCTACTTTGACAGCTACTGGCGTTTCTGCTACAAGTAGTACAGGAACTTTACAAGGGACTTTCTGGAACCAAGTAGATGATTCTAACTCGGCTATAAGTTGGGCAGAGGTCCATAAAGCTGCATAAAAGTTTTGACAAACTTTGAATTAATAATTAAAACTTCAAATAGGAGATAGATAAAATGAGTTCGACATATTCAACAAGTTTAAGGATAGAGCTTCAAGCTTCAGGAGCAAATTCTGGTACTTGGGGAACTATTACAAACAACAACTTTTCTCAGTCTTTAGAATTTTCCATAGCTGGTGTAGTCAATGTTGCGTGTGGCGATGCTGCTGTAACAACGCTTACAAACGCTGATGGTCCACAATCACAAGCAAATAACCAAGCAAGAAATGCTCACATAAGATTAACGGGTGCACATGGTGCAGTAAGAATAGCTCAATTCCCAGCTACACAAAAAGTTTATTTAATTACAAACGCAACGACTGATTCAGGATCTTCTGGTCCTTATGCAATGACTTGCAGATTAGGTGCTTCAGGTAACACACTTTCAATAGCTAATGGCACAACTCGTCTTGTTTCAACAGACGGCACAAACTGGTATGATGTTTTTTCTTTGGCAGGATCAATAGACCTTCAAGGTCAAGAATTAATACTAGACGCTGATGCAGATACATCTATAACTGCTGACACCGATGACCAAATTGATTTAAAAATTGGTAATACTGACGTTGCAAATTTAACAAATTCATCAAGTGATTTTGTAATTACTTCAGCTGTACAAGATAAAGATATTTTATTTAAAGGTGATGATGGCGGAGGTGCTATTACAGCATTACAATTAGATATGTCCGATGCAGGTAAAGCTGTATTTAATGCAGGAGCTACATTTGGTGATGTCGTAGATGCAGACTCAGGTGTTACTATTGACAATATTACAATTGATGGAACAGAAATAGATTTATCATCTGGTGATTTAACTTTAGATGTTGCGGGCGATATAATCTTAGATGCAGCTGGCAATGATGTAATTTTCTCATCTGGTGGAACAGCTATTGGTCATATTACTAATAGTTCAAGTGATTTAGTTATTGAATCAAAAGTTTCTGACAAAGACATGATTTTTAAAGGCAATGATGGTGGCTCTGGTATTACAGCACTAACTCTTGATATGTCAGGTGCTGGTGCAGCTACTTTTAATAATGATGTTACTGCTTTCTCTGATAAAAGATTAAAAACAGATATAAAAAATATTGACGATGCTTTATCTAAGGTAATGAAGATGCAAGGTGTTTACTATAAAAGAAATGATATAGATGATGCTAAAGAACAAATTGGAGTATTAGCTCAAGATATGGAAGAGATTTTACCACAAGTTGTTTTAACTGCGGATGATGATATTAAAACAAAATCAGTTGATTATGGAAAACTATCTTCTGTTTTAATTGAATCAATAAAACAACTTAAAATGGAAATTGATGAACTAAAGAATAGGAGTTAAAAATGACCTTACCTACAGGTGCTATATCCTTATCCCAAGTTAATACAGAATTAGACATTTCCCCTTCTTCTACTACTATTAATATGGGGGCTACTGCTGTAAGATCGTTGGCTGAACAACCTTCTGGCGATATTGCAATGTCAGATTTACAAGGAAAATCAAACGCACAATTTATTCAAGCTACTGGTGGAAGTATTGCTACCCAAGGAGATTATAAAGTTCACACTTTTACTTCAGATGCTACTTTTACAGTACAAGGCGGAGGTAATGCTGCGGGATCAAACACAGTAGAATATTTAGTTGTTGCTGGAGGTGGCTCTGGTGGCGCTGGATATGGTGGCGGCGGTGGCGCTGGAGGATTTAGAGTAAACTATCCTTCTCCTGCTGCTGGTGGTCTTCCTGTTTCAGCACAAGGTTATCCTATAACAATAGGTGGCGGTGCTAGTGGCGCTCCAAGTGCTAGATATACAACAAAAGGTCAAGATGGTTCAAATTCAGTTTTTTCTTCTATTACCTCTGAAGGTGGTGGTGGAGGCGGTGCTTTAGAACCTCAATATGGTGGTGCTCAAGGATTAAGTGGTGGCTCTGGCGGCGGTGCTGGTGCTGCAAACAGTTCTCCGAGTACAGCTGATGGTGCTGGAAATTCTCCTCCTGTATCTCCCCCTCAAGGTAATCCTGGCGGTCACGCTTTTGGATCTCCTTCTCCAAGAAGAGGCGGAGGCGGAGGCGGTGGTGCTAGTGAAGCTGGTGGTGATCCTCAAGGTGAAAATGCTGCTGGCGCAGGCGGTGATGGAACAGCAACTTCTATAACAGGTTCTCCTGTGACATACGCAGGTGGCGGAGGCGGTGGTTATTTTAGACCAGGCCCAGGCTCAGTCCCTAATGCTCCCGGCGGAGATGGCGGCGGCGGAAATGGCGGTGGCTCTTCTCCTGGTGTTGGCGGAAGTGCTAATACTGGCGGCGGAAGTGGTGCTAATGGTGGTTTAAGACAAGGATCAGCTGGCGGCGGTTCAGGTATAGTAGTAGTAAGGTATAAGTTTCAATAATGGCACACTTTGCAAAATTAAACGATTCTAATGTCGTTCTTAGCGTTTCAGTTGTTGCTGACGCAGATACAACAAATGATTCTAATGTTGAAGATGAAGCAACTGGAGTTGCTTTTTTAACAGATGTGCATGGATGGACAAATTGGAAAAAATGTTCACGAACTACAGAAGCTGGTGTAAAGTATGACGTTGATAGCGATGGTAATTTTACAAATCCATCAAGTGACCAATCAAAAGCATATAGAAAAAATTTTCCTGGTATAGGTTGGATATATGATTCAGGAAAAGACGCTTTTGTAGAACCTCAACCTTTTTCATCATGGACATTAAATAACACAACTTGCTTGTATGATCCCCCTGTGGCTTTCCCATCAGTAACATTAAAAGGTGATCTTCCTTATATTATACAATGGGATGAAACTAATACAAGATGGTTAAGTGTTGATCCAGATGATAACAGCACTCAAGTTAAATGGGATGCTAGTAATTCTTCGTGGATAAACATTTAAATTTTTCTACGTACAAATTATTTGATAAGAAAGTTCTTTCAGAAGAATTCGTAATTGTTCATCAACTTTCAAAAAAACTTTTAATAGATTATAATATTATTTTAGATCATGTTAAAAAAAGTAAAAAACAAAATTTAAGAGTTAGACCTGAGCATTGGTACTCTGATAATAATTATTACAAATTAGATGCTTTACAACACATAACTTGGTTGGTTGATTATATGAGAGATAACTATCGTTATGAGTGTGAGCAACCTATAAAGATAAATTCTTTGTATGGTATTTATTTAAATCATAATGAAAGTATTGGATCACATCATCATATTAATGATTGGGATTATGAAGAGTCTCCTGATATGTCTTTAGTTTTTTGTTTAGATCCTGGAGATAAACCATGTGAAATAATATTTGAACATGAATATGGAAGACATAAAAAAAGAAGATACGCAGTTACTTTTAAAAAGGGAAGATTTGTTATGTTTCCTTCTTACTTACGTCATAGCATTACACAAAATAAAAATAAAAAACCTTTTGTTGGTTTATCTATGCGTTGGCAAAATGCTTATCCTGGAGAATAATTAAAAGTAATTAAAATTAACATTAAATCTACCTTGTGCATTTGTGCAAGAAGTTGATGAATGTAGAGAACCACCATTAAAAACCAAAACTCTGTTTGCAATGCTTTCAATTTTTGTTCCGTCTTCTAACACCGTATAACCATCACAAGTGTTAATATAAAATAGTGCACCGTTGTGATCAAAAGGATAATCTGTATGAGCAGCATGTATTTTCATTTCTTCTGTTCGTGGATAAAAATTAACTTTAATTCTTAATAAAGAAGAAACACTAAGCTTCTCTACTATTGGCATAAAATTTTCTAAATAAACACTTTGTGTCCCTCCTTTCATTAAAGTATCCCTGTCGTTTTTATATGCAAGATGTGTAAAATAATAATCATATTTATATTTTTCATAATCCTCTTCTTGTTCATAATTTAAAATAGCATTATAAAAAAAAGGTAATTTGGGAGACATTACTAAATCTTGAATCATTAAAAAAGTTTTTTGATCTAAAAAATTGTCAAATATTTTGTATTCTGTTTTTTTCTTCATGATAAATCCAAATTAATATTTACTCTTAGTTTTGTATCTGTTTGAGGCACAGCTGCGTGATATAACTTACCATCAAAAATAATCATTTGATTTGCAACCGAAGGAAATCTCTCTCCTGTTTTAAAAACAGTCTCACCATTATTTGAGTTTACATTATATAAAGCAACAGTGTGAGGTTCTTCTAAATCTTGATGCATACTACTCATAACCGATTCATGCTTTCTTGTGTATAAATTTATTCTTGCTCTTAATAAACCATTAAAATTTAATTTACCTAACAAAGGCATTACTAACATATTAAAATAACTACTTACTACTTCTCCTCCTGTATGATTATAACTATGTGGGTTTCCGTATAGATTATGGAAAAATAAAAAATCATCTGTATTAGCAACTAAGAAATTATCACCGTTAATATAATAATATGGAAAATCATTTGACATTAATAACTTAACATATTGTTGATGTAACTTATCAGGTAAAAAATTATCAATTACTTTCATGATAAATTTAAATTAATATTAACCCTTACTTTTTCATCTGTTTGTGGAATAACAGCATGGTCCATATGACCATCAAAAATAAGCATTTGATTTGCAACTGAAGGAACTTTTTCGCCTGTTTTAAAAACAGTTTCACCATTGTTTGAATTTAAATAATATAATGCAACTGTATGTTTATCTTCTAAATCTCTATGAAAATTACTCATTATTGGTTCTTGTTTTCTTGTAAATAAATTTATTCTTGCTCTTAATAAATTATTAAAAGTAAAAGGAAGTCTTCCTAATATAGGCATGATTAAACGATTAAAATATCTACTAACAATTTCTCCTCCGTCAGAAGTAAAATTATGTGGGTTTCCATGAAGATTATGAAAAAAGAAAAAATCATCCTCAGTTCCGTCTGTGTGAGATACACCATCTATGTAATAGTATGGAAAAGTATTTGATATAAGCAACTCAAGATACTTTTGATGTATTTCTATTGGTAAAAAATTTTCAATTATTTTCATATTAAAGCACTTTCATTATGCCCTGTTTTAATAAAAATTTTATTGTTCGTATATTCTTCTGAAAATAAACAATTTGTTAAAACACAATACATATTTTGATTTGTTTCATTATGTAATTCAGCTTCTTCTAAAATTTTTAAAGCCCCTTCTTTTAAACCAATTGCTTTTTTTATTATAAATAAAACATTTCCTGGTGTTAAAGTAATTTTTGTTTTTTTATTTATTTTTAAAAAAGTTTGTTTATCATAAAAAACTTCTACCCCAGGGTGATTAGACTTTTCATATTTCCTTGATTTTAAAAAATTAAATTTTTCTTGTAAATTATCCATTGTTTTTAAAGTCTCCTGGTAAACCTAAAAAAGGTCTAGTATCATAAATGTTTTTTTGTTCAAAATCACCTTCAGTATTATTATAATGTAAAAAAACTTGACAACAATCTTGACCTTCAAAAGTTTCTCTCCAATGTTCTAAATCACATCCACTATAAGCTAGCATATCTCCTTGTTTAAGAATAACCTTTTTACCTTTATTACCAAATCCTCCAGTAGGATCTAAATATATAGGCCATTCATCTCCGCCTAAATTAAGAGTGCATGATATTTCACATGATGGTCTATCTTTATGTCGATGTAAAATATCACCATATTTATATATTCGAGCATAGCTATAAGTAGGAATAAGATTAAGTTTTGTTGTTTGTATCATTTTTGGAAGAACTCTTTCTAATAAAGTTTCCATAACTAAATCAGCATAGTGAGAGTATGTGTTCGGTATTTGTTCATCGGCCCACGTTCCCCAAGTAGGATCAAAACGTGAAATATATTTTGAATTTAATAAGTAATCTGCAACTTTTCTTTTGTTTAAAAAATAAGCATAACAAAAACTAGCTAATTCTTTAGTAATTGCTTTTTTAACTATTTTATATTTATCATCTTGAAAACTCATTTTATCTCCTGCAAGTTATCATAGTAAAGAACATCAAAATTAAAAGAAACAATCACTTTATCTTTACCACTGTTATTAATTGGTGACTCATGTTCATAGTATGAAGGAAAAGTAATTATATCGCCTTCTTTAAATTGTAATTGAGAAAGATTTTTTTCTGGCGTTCTAATCATTGTTTTTACTTCATTATTAGGAAGTTGAATAAAAAATATATTTGTAAAATGACATTGCGGATGTGTATGTTTAAAATGAAAATCTCCTTGTTTATAAACTTGGAACCACATACTGTTGATAGTTACTTCTTTAAATTTATTTGTAGTGCGAAGATGTTCAGCGAAACCCTTAAATATGTTTTTTTGAATATAAGATTGATAATCTCTTTTCATGTTTTTAGTTATATCCCAATCACTATGTGATATATTTTCAAAAGGTGTTTCAGGAATATTGTGTATTAATTCTAAGATTTTAAATTTATAATTTAAAAAATTAGGTACACTATAAACTAAAACACTCATATAAATTTTTTTCCAGTATTCCAACAAACTAATGAACATCTTATTCCCTCAGTAACAGGAGTAACTCTGTGCCAAACAAAAGAAGGAAAAAATATCATTGTGCCTTTTTTACGAAGTTCAATAGTAATAATTTTTGATTTTTCAGGATGTGGAATGCATATTTCAAAATCACCGCCTTTATAATTTTCTCTGTCTACCAAAATTAAAGTAGCAGAAATTTTTCTCATAGGTAAATTATCAAGAACGTCTGCACCAGAATCTGTATGCCAATGATAGTATTGTTTTTTTGAACCCTCATATTTTGTAAATTGACATGGTTCTGTATTATCCCATTGAAAATTCCAACCTGCTTGTGCATTAGCTTCATGAACTAATGGTTGTATTTCTCTATATAACCATTTTTCAGTTAACCACACAACGTTTGATTTTCTTGTTTTTTCTAATTCTTCTTTTTGTTTTTCATCAGCACCTGCAATAGTGGCTACTTTTTCTTTTAAGTTTTTTCCATATTCAAGGATATAATTACAAAATCTGTCTGGAACAGCATTTTCTATAATAAAATAATTATTAACTAATTGCATTCTTTTTTCTGCCTCTTTCATAACATGAATTCGCTGTCAAGAAAACAATTTTAAAAAGATTGCTTGATATATTCTGTACACATGTTTAAATTAGATCTCACCCAAAATTAAAAAATCAGGAGAAATTATGGAAAATCAAGAAGTATTGAAGGCTATAGCTACCCTTGTAGATAAGGTGAGCAGATATCATGAACGTTTATTACAATTAGAAAGAGAGAAAGAAAGATTAAGTGATGCCTTTGCAAGACATCTTCAAGGATGTGCTTGTCATAATACTTCAGATGAACAAGTTATGTTAAACGGCAATTCTTCAGAAATTGATTGTGAAGCTTGTAGTGCTTAATTATTCAGGTGTTTCGCCTAGCATATCTGCTAAAGAAGGAGCAAATACTTTTACATCTCTTCTAATCTTTTCAGCAGTTGTAGATGTCCCTGGATTATCAACATCAGCTTGAGCTGCAGCTTCTGATTCATACTCTGCACCTGTATCAACGTGAGTAATCGTTGTTTCAGTTTTTACTTTATAGTGAGGAATTCTTCTTCCATCACTTGTTGTAATGTGTCCTAGTAATTCAGCGGGTTCAACTATCGGCATCTTTGTCTCTCCAATTTATGTTAAAACTAATAATAACTCTATCTTCATCAGAATTATTTGTTTGTACTTCATGTTGTAACCATGAAGGAAAAAAAATCAAGGAATTTTCAACAGGTTCCCATTGTACGCTATGAGCCAGGTGTATAGAAGCTTTATCTGTTTTTGGGGGTGATAGTACCTCTGACTGTGGTTTAGGCTCTAGAAACACAATACTGCCACTTTTTTTAGGTGCCTTTAAATAAAATACACCAGATAGATAGTTATAGGGATGAGTATGAACATTATTTCTAGATCTTGGTGGATTTATCATGCCCCACATTCCAGTTACTTCAGGAACATAATTATCTTTTACATCCATGTGATTAAAACAATCTTTAGCGTATTTAAGAATATCATTAACTAAAGGTTTAAATTTTTTTATTTCATGTATTTCATCATTACTATGCCATCCACCTATATTTGACCGAGGCATTCCTTTTTGATCTTTTTCTTTTAATTGGTATATAGCATCGCTAAGATGTTCATAATCTTTAAGTTGAAGAGAAAAGACTGGAGTTATAAATAAAGAATGAAGATTAATCAGAGTTGTCCTTTCGTAATCTCCATATAACTTGCAGTAATATGTACTTGATTAGCTGCATTTGCTTGGACTTTCATAACATCACTTTCTTGTAAAACTAATGGTTGTTCTAATAATTCTGTTGTTGTTTTTGTAGCAACACTTTTTTCTTTAAATACTTCAAACGTCGCTGATGATCTCAAGACTTCTATATCAAGAAGAGTGGTATTAGCTGAATCATTACAAACCAAAATAGATTTCACTAATGCTGTAGTAGGGGGAATGGAAGGAGAAGCACCAGGATCAGCTGTTGGCACGGTAATTAAAGTTGTTAGGTCTGTCGTAGTGACATCCAACATTGCGCTTTTAAATACATTAGCCAAAGAAAAAAGCCTCCGCCTCTGATTCTGATTTTAATTCGTTTTGATAGTTTGTGTTAAGCAAAAGAATAATTTGATCTAACAAATTTATCATTTGGTCAAACTGAGTAGCACTATATTCTGATGTTGCATTTGGTAATCTTGTAATTGTTATTTTAGCCATACATTCCTCCGTAAGGTGGAAAAAAATCACCTATATCAAAGTTATCAAAACCTTTATAGTTGGATGATTTGTTTCCTTTAAAGTCTTGTCCATAATTTGCAACTAAACTTGCTATACCTTTTTCTATATTTTGTAATGTTCCAAGCATCTCATTTTGATTAGGGCCCGTGAGCTGTTGTCCAATTCTGTTGTAAGGATCAACAGTTTGAGAAAAAGATTCAGTATTAGGCGTACTTGGCGTTGCTTGCTGGTAACCAGACACTGGGTTCAATGGATTTAATTGATCATCTATTCCTACTTGTTGTAAAGGGCCGCTTAACTGTAAACCTGAATCATACAAATCTCCTTTACCAATTGAATCTAAATACTGTTTAAAAGCTCCTGCCATTGAGCTATTCATCATCATATCTTTGCCATTATATTTAAAATTCACAGCGTCTTGCTGCATCATGTTAGCGTTTTTACGAAACTCAGAATCTTGAAATCCTTGCATAATTGGATCAATCATTTCAGCACCTCCTCTAGGTGTAATAACACTAGGATCTATTATTTGCGATGCACCACCTCCTCCTAAAGGATTATCATATAAAGGTTTATCAATCATCGTCTACCGTCTTGTCTAAGTTGTAACTTTGTTGATCCAAGTCTCCAAGCTGTGTCATCAATTGTGTTAGTTTCATATTTAATTTTTACTGCCCTGCCTCTCCCTCTTACATTAATTTTCTGTGTTGTGCTAGAGATAGTTCCTGAAGTAGAAACACTATTAGTGGATTGTGGATATTGATTTAAAGTTAAGGTAGCTGTTAAGGTGTTTGATAAATTATCAAAGTCAGGAACTAATTTACTAACTGACATTAACTCGTCCCCATCTCCTATTTCTACTGAACCTGTAGTTAAGAAAGCTGTAATTGCTGCACCATTAGCTTGATTATTACCTGTCTCCTGTTCATAAACATACGAAGCTCCTGCGGTCAAACCTAATATAGTAGATACATTTGCTGTTACACTTGTGCTATATTCTGTGGCTATTGGTAATTCATATACATAAGCACCGAGCCAGGTTGTTCTGGCTAAACTTATTGTGTACCAAGTATTTTCTAAATAATTGTAAACAACACCTCTATCTATTTGTGTTGCATTAGATGATGGGTAGTACCAAATAATTTCATTAAAGGCTGTGTTTAATCCAACGGCGATATCATTTTTGTTTGTATAACTAAGATCATCAAATACATAATCTTGCACAGAACAAGGCATTTTTTTAACAACACCATCATACAAATAAAAGGAATCATCCGACATCCAATACGCTTTTCCATTTACTTCTATTGCTGCATGTTGTGCTATTAATCCACAGTTAGCACCAAGTTGTCTCATTCCAAAAGTAAATGGAGTACCAACAAATTGAATACCATGTAAAGATGTATCGGTCCAAACAAGTATCTGACCCGCAGATTTTACAGCACCCATTATTCTAGAACCATCAGAAATACGAAGGGAACCTGCTTCATTAGTAGCTACAGGAGTATAATCAGTAGCATCTTCTCTATCAGAAAATCTAAAAAACAAATCATCTTGAGTTCCAGTATTTCCAATTGTTGTTTCTGTTCCAAAAATTAATAAGTGTCTAGTATCTGTAGAAACCAAACTAAATCTAGAAGCTGTTGGTGCATTGGATAAAGCTGTTGCTCTAGATCCTAATCCACCTGATGTGTCCCAAATAAAAGTACCACCATTTAAAGCAGTAGCAATTAAATCTTCTCCAAAATTATCTAAAGACCATTGACGTGCTGACAATACAAGACTTGAACTTGATCTAGGAGTGTTCCAAGTGCTTAAATTCCATGTTAGAGTTCCCCAACCATATCCAAAAGTAGAAGTAGCAGGTCCTGTAGTTATTTGATAATTAGCATTTCCTGTTCCTCCACCTCCTGAAGTTGATCCAGAAGCTGTGCTAGTATGAGTAACTTTATATGTACTAGCATCTACATACGTTGTAATTTCAAACTCTTGATTCATATCTAAACCATCAATAGCTGAAAAAGAATCAAAGGTTACAAAATCACCTTCAGCAGCGCCATGGGCTGCATCTGTAACAGTTACTGTAGTAGTGCCATTTGTTGTAAAAGGATTGGTTAAAGAAGCTGTTTCTCTAATAGGAGTAATATCAGTAAAACCACCACCTGAGAATAAATATAATTTTCTATCAGTGCCTAAAGCAAGGTACCTGGTTCCGTCTAAACCAATCCAGCTGTGCGTATCACGAACTATTCCAACAACACTTTTATTAGGATCTGGTAAGTATGTCCAACCGCCCCATCTTTCAGGTTTCCCATAATGAAACCGTACAAAATTAGAATCTACATAACGTCGTAAATCCCCTGCTGCGTAAGCAGTATCTTGTTTATCTATACCTGGTTGGAACTTTAAATCAGTTAATTTCATGTTGGAGTATACTAAATTATTTATTGTTTTGTGGCAAGAATTGAGTGGCTACATTACCTTTGAAAGGGTAATTACCAAAGTGAGTCATACCGCTAAGAATATCCGCATATATTTTACCACCTATTTTCTGCCATAAACGGCAAAAAGAATAATCTTCAGATAAATATCTTTTAGTTTCTGGTTCCACCATAGTATCAAAAAATGCGTAGTTCCAATCAGATGTATCATGATAGTTAAATTCTGTATCATGTGGTTGATTTAAATGTTGGTCAGATTTAAATTTTAAATCAGGATAGGCCTTAGCCATTTTCTCAAACACTTGTCTTTTTATTAACATAAAACCTGTTGCACCGTCTAATACTTCAATAAATCCTTTTTCAACTTTAACATTATTAGGATCTTTAACATTTAAATTATATTGCAAAGAAGCTGCGTGCAATTCATCTTCTTTTATATTAGGGTTTTCAATCACCCTTCTTTTAACTTTTGTCCAATCAATTAGTTTACGAGGATAAACACCTGTTATCACATCTTTATCTAAATCTAACATACGAAAAACTGATTCAGGATTAAAAGCAATATCAGCATCAATAAATAAAAGATGAGTATATTTTTTTTCATCCATAAATAATTGAACTAAAGTATTACGAGCTCGTGTTATTAATGATTCATTACCGATTGTACCAATTTGTATTTCTATTTTTTTTTGAGCGGCTAAAGCAATAAGTTGCAAACAACTTTTAAAATAATCTGCTGTTATCATTCCACCATAACAAGGAGTTCCTATAAATATTTTATTCATTTCGTTTCATGTTCCTTATAAAAAATATTAAGTGTAGCTCTATTAGAGCTATCACCGAAAGATTGTAAATCTGAATGTGGTATTTTCATGCCATTAAAAAACAAAGCTCTATTTTCTACAAAACCTATGTGAGAAGATAATTGATTGTTATGCATAAACCCAGTGCCATTATTAAGGAGGGGTTCTCCCTTAACAAATAAAAGAAAGTTTGCAACATTTCCTTTGTCATCATCTGTATGAAACAAAGGCTCATCTTTATTCTGTCTATAATGAGCACTCACGGATATCGGCTCAAGGTTCCTGTGCGGAAAAAAATATTGTTTAATTAACTTTAACAATGGATCATTGTGAAAACTTTTAGGAAAAGTGTGTCTCTGACCATACACTTGACCTTGTGGATTATCTACTTGAGTATAGTTTAAATTCATAAGAGTATCTTGTAAGGATTTTAATGTAGCTTCATCTAAAAAATCATCAACATACATTACAAATTTTGTATTTTTACTATGGTGCATAAATATTAAAAGCTAAAGAAATTCGTTTTTTATCTGAGTCAATGACTCTATGAAAAACATTGCCCTCAAAAAATAATAAATCTCCTTTTTTAGGAGTAATTAATGTTTTACTACTACTAGGAAAAGTAGCAAATTCTATGTCTGAGTTTTGTTCGGATATGTATAAAACTCCTGCAACAAAGGCAGGACTATGTTCATGAAATTCTTGATATCCCCATTTATCAATTATGTTTATCCAAGATTCATTTATTAAAAACGGAATACTTCTTTTTTGAACTGCCTCAAAATAAATAGCTAATTGTTCGTGTATGGCTTCTCTAACATTTTTAAACTCAATAACATCATGTAATATATTATGACATAAATTATGAGATGTTGCAGAATTACAATTCCATTTTCTACTTTTAAATTTGTCCCCGTGTTCTTTTACATATTGATTAATTATATTTAATAATTCAATGTTAACACTTGTCTTTATAACACTTAATTTTTTAAGAATTATTTCTTGCATAACTTACCTCTAAATATTCTATTTTTGTTATCCATCCTTTAGGTATGGCAATAGCACCTCCTCCAGATACATCGTCTTTGTCTTTACTGTAAGATCTCATAATAACTATTCTTTCATCATTATTAGTAATCATCCAACCTACTTCTTGGCACACGGCCAACGGTGCATTAATAATTTCTTTTATGTCAAGCCACCCGGTTTCTGTATCACGGGCATCGAGCCACGTCACACGGACCATTGGAACTTTATCAATGTCAATCATTAATAGGTTCTTTTTTCTTTAAATGTAAATTAAAAGACACCGATCTTCTTTCTTCGTTTTGTGTTCTAAATGGATAAACACCATGTGATAACCAAGAAGGAAAAAGATAAATTGCTCCAACTTCAGGGGTTGCTTGATGTTTGTGTCCGCTAAAAGTTGCAGCTTGACCACAATGCCAAATTATATCTCCTACACAAGGATAGTGATCTTCTTTTTTATATTCTTCTTTTAAACTAGGTGGTACCCGTAAATAAATTACACCCGATAATTCTCCTTGGTGTATATGAAAAGGATTAAAGTCTCCCGACCATTGGCTCACGGCCCACATAGATTCAATAACCATTGAACCTACAAATGCAGGTGATATGGTATCACTAGCTGGAGGTATAGATATATATTGTTTAACAATTTGACCTATAGCATCTATTAAAGGTTTGAATTCTTTACCCCCTAAATCTTCAGTAGGATAACGAACTTCTTGTTTGACATTACCCGCTAAATTCATTGAATGATCATATTCTTTTGATAATTTTTCATCATCAAACAACTCTGTTGCTCTATCATCAAGTATTTTAATTAACTGATCCGGTAGTTTTCCCTGTAATATTGTAGGACCAAAAGGTCTAATTGCGTGAAAATCTACTTTAGTTTTTTCCTTACTCATTTCTTTTTCTTTTTCTTTTGCCCATATTCTTGTAGTTTTTTTATATTTTCTTTTACAAATTCTATTTCATCTTTATTTAAAGGTCTTCCATATGGAGGTGCGGGAACTACAGGAGTGGGTGTTTTTTTAGTAGCCATCATTCTTTCCTTTCGGTTAGCTATAAATATCTATTGTCATATAGCAATAATTTGCCTATAAATATATAATTAAATTGGCATTTCTACAAGTTTAGCCTCCTTGCTTATACCACACAATCATGACTTGCAAAAGGAGAACATGCTAAAGAAGATTTTTAAAGCAGCAAAAAAAATAGCACCCGTAGTAGGTGCAGGATTAGGATTTTTATACGGAAGCCCAATGCTAGGTTCCGCCATTGGTGGTGGACTTGGAAGTTTGGTTGGTGGTAAAAGCCCACAAGAAGCTCTTAAATTTGCAGCAATGTCAGGATTAGCAGGAGGAGCTCTTAGTAAATTTGGAGGTCTCACAGCTGGTCAAGGATTAGGTGGCTTATTAGGAAGGACTGCTCCTCTAGTAGGAACTGGAACCACAGGAGGTGCTGCTGGTTCAGGACTAATTCAAGGAGCAGGTGGTGCCTTAACAAAAGCAGCTCCAACTAAAGGTCCAATGGCATCAATGTTAAGTAAAGGTTTGGGATATGTAAAAGCCAATCCAATTAAATCCGCATTATTAGGTTTAGGTGTAGCGGGTGCTGCAGGTCTTGGTGGTGAAGAAGAAGCAACATCAGAATATGAAGACGTATATGGAAAATATGCAGGCTTTAGAGATTTAGGTCAAGCGAATATTGCACCTCCTCAATTAATACCTTATGGTGGTGCTAATAAACCCTATGGTTTTAGTTTAGCTAATGGGGGAATAATAAGTTTAGCAGACGGTGGAGACTTTCCTCGTAAGAATGGTAAGATAGCGGGACCAGGAACCGAGACAAGTGATGAAATTCCTGCTATGTTAAGTGATGGAGAATTTGTTATTAATGCAAGAACAGTTCGAGGACTTGGAGCAGCAATGGGTGCTAAAGGAAGAGAAGATGAAAGAAATAGAGGATCAAAATTTTTATACAGTATACAAAATAATTATGGAGGAAAAGCATAATGGTTACAACCACAAATATTACTGCACAACCACCTTATATTGAAAAAAGAGCAGAACAATTATTAACCTCCGTATATGGAGACCCAAGCGCTGTAAAAAAAGCGGGTGAAACCGATGAAGCTTTTAACTTACGAAAGTTTGGTAGAGCAGGTATATCTCAACCTGTTCCACAATTTAAATTTGCAGGTTTTTCACCAGAACAGCAACAAGCATTTTCTTTAGCTAGCCAAGGCATTGGTTCGTATGCGCCGTACTTACAACAAGCACAACAACAAGCGGGACTTGGTGCTACTACACAAGCTATTGGAGCAGGACAATTATTAAGCGGAGCACAAGCCTATAATCCTAATCAGGCACAAGCTTTCATGAATCCTTATCAACAAAGTGTAACACAAGAAGCTCTTAAAGAATATGATCGTCAAGCTGATATTGCTAAACAAGGTTTAGCTTCTCAAGCACAACAAGTAGGTGCTTTTGGAGGATCACGTATGGGTGTTCAAGAAGCAGAACTTGGTAAAAATTTACAAGACATAAAATCAAGAAGAATTTTTGAAGACTTATCTAGAAACTTTCAACAAGCACAAGGTGCAGCAATGGGATCATTTGCTGACCAACAACGAAGAGCATTACAAGCAGGTCAAGGTTTAGGTCAACTAGGTTTAGGTCAAGCAAGCACAGGTAAAACTATGGCTGGACTCGGCGCTCTTGGTCAACAACTAGGTCAACAAGATATCCAATCACTTCTAGGTATAGGTGGTATGAAACAACAACTAGGTCAAGGAATGTTGGATGCTGAAAGACAACAACAAATAATGGCACAACGTGAACCATTTACCAGACTTGGATTTGCTAGTGATATTTTACGAGGAGTTCCAAGTGGTCAATATCAGTATACTCAACAACCTTCAACCAATCCATTTGCTCAAGCATTAGGACTTGGTATTGCAGGACTAGGAGCATACAATCAATTCCAAGGTAATTAAAATGGGTTTAAATAATATACAAAAATCAAACAAAAAAGTTTTAGACAGACCTATGTTTGCTAAAATGAAAAATGGAGAATTAAAAAAAATTCTTTATGCACAAGATGGCACTGAAGTATATAGACCAAGAGAAGATGTAAAAACAGGTTACAGTAAATTCTTTGATTTTTTAAATCCTTTTGGTGGAGAGTATAATATCATGGGAATTAATAAAGATGGTAGGTTATATTCTCAAGCAATGGAAGATATAACAGGTGCTGATGCGGCTACAAAAAAAATAAAAGCCCTAGATCCAGAAAGAAAAGTTGGATTGTTTGAATACCTTCCCTTCTATGGTGGGTTAGGAGATTTAAATTTTAAACCTGAAGTTGTAAGACCAGGGGAAGAAGAACCTAGTATGGAGGATATAGAGAAGAACAGAAGTAAACCTAGTGATGAACAAAAGAAAAGAGATGAAGAAGATGAACAACAAGGTCCTGAGAAAAAAGAAAAAGAAATTGTAGAAATTACAGATTTAAAAGAACAAATTAAATCAGGTAGTTTAGACGACACAATAAGAGAAAAGATAGAAATTTTTGAAAAATATCTTGGTAAAGATACAGACAAAAAGAAACAAGCTGCTAAAAATGAAGCTATGATTCAATTTGGTTTGAACTTAGCAAGTGCAAGAGGTGGTAATTTAATGGATAAAATAGCTACTTCTGCTAAAGATCCTGTATCAAATTATGCTAAAGTAGGAAGAGAATTATTAAACCGTGCAGAAAAAATTAAAGAAGCAGGCATAGAATCAGGCATTCAATCTTTTGAAAAAGCACAAGATAGAGAATTTGAAGAAAGAATAGAAAGAGAAAAAACAGCAGCTGATATAAAAATTCAAGAATTAAAAAATGAAGCTGCTAAAAAATCACGAGCTGAATTTGTTGGTGATGCCGTAGCTAATATTTTAGCTGATCAAGGTGCAAGAGATAGTTTTACTTCTGTAGCCTATGATGCAGATGGAAAGAAACTACCTGAATATGCAAATATTACAGATGCACAAATTGTTGCTGAACAAATTCAAGAAGTATGGCAAAGTGCTAACCCAACTCGTATTCCAGCAGGAGAAGCAGGGTTTGCTGTTTTTGAAGCTCTTCCAAGCGGAGCATATTATTTAGACGAGGAGACCGGTATCGTCAGTAAGAAAAGATAATGGTCGTAAAGGCAGATAGATTTGGAACTCCAATAGATTCAGGAAATAAACTTATATCTTCTGAAACTGTTGAAGTAGATAGATTTGGAAATCCAAAAGAAAAAAAAGCAGGCTTATTTAATTCTACAAGAAGAAATCCAAAAGAAGAAGAAGAAGAGGGAGTAATTGAAAAATTTATAATTGATCCTGTTAAATCCGCAATATTTGGTGTGGCCGAAGGTGCAGTAAAAACTGTTGAGGGTGTAACAACTCTAGGAACTATTTTACTTGATGCAGGATTAGGAACTGATCTTACACGAAAAGTTCAAAAAGGTTTTGATGAAAGTAAAGTATTAAATTTTTTAGAAGAACAAGCTGAAGATAGTTGGACAGGTACTCTTACATCCGTATTAACTCAATTTGGTGTGCCAGGTGGCGTAGGTTTAAAGGTAGCCAATAGTATTATTAAAGCTAAGAAATTAGGAATTTTAGAAGGAACAATAAAAGGTCCGTCTACTTTTGTAACACGAAATCCTAACTTAACTAGAGCATTAATTGCAGGTGCTGCCGAAGGAGCTGTTCTTACAGATGACATGGGAAGTCTTGGTGATCTTGTAGGAGGACCTACACAACTTACCAAAGACGAAGGGGAAACAGGTAGACTCGAAGCATGGCGTCGTTTAAAAAATAGATTTAAATTTGGTGTAGAGGGAGCATTAGGATTTACTTTATTTGACCGAGTTATTTTTCCTGTAGGAAAAAGATTATTTAAAGGGACACTTCCTGGATTAAAAAATATGATGGGAGATTTAAAGTATAACGAAAACCTTGTTACATATTCAAAAGTAGGAGATGAAGCAGGAAGACCTGTTACAGATGTTACAAGAACAGTAAACGAGGGATGGCAATTTAATCAAAATAATATCTTACGATGGATAGATAACAATGTACTCGCACCTTTTCGTGCACGAGGAAGACTTCCAGAAAAAGTTTTTTTAAAGTACAGAGATAAAATTAATGCTCTTAGAAGTATTACTGAAAAGGTAAGAGGTAATAGTTTAAAATTAGAAAAAGCAGTTCAAGACGTCGTTGATCCAACTATGAAAAAATTAGATCAAGTAGGTATGAGACAACGTGAAAGAATAATGGAAAGTATTTATGACTTTTTAACAGGAGCTGTTAAACGAAGTGATGAGTCAAGAATTTCCGCAAAGAAAGTTGATACCATAGGTCCAGATGATTTACTTCAAAGACTTAGAGAGTTTAATAAAGAAGGTGCAAAAAAAGCAGCAGCAGAAGGAAAAAAATTTGTACCTATAGATGAAAAATTATTGGCTCCTATTATGAAAGTTAGAACTACTATTGATGATATGAGTAGAAACTTATCAGAAATGCCGGGTATAACTTTTAAAGGAAAAAAAGGAACAGAATTTCAAAGCATAGTTGCTGCTAATGTAGGAGAATATCTTACACGAAGTTATAGACATTATGGAACCAAAGCACAAAGAGGACAATGGAAAAATTTTTTAGATAATTCCGAAGAAGGTAGAGCCATTAAACAACGAGCAAGGGATTTTATTAAAAGTCAAAATAAAGAAATGAGTGATGAACTGGTTGAAAGAGAACTACAACAAATATTAAGAACTACAGAAGAAGCAAATCTTGGCGATGCTTTCGTAAGGTTTGCAGATTATGACAGTGCTATTTCAAAAGTAAGGGGAGATATTAAAGGACCTATTAGAGAATTACTTGGAGAAATAAAAGATCCAACGATGCAGTTTCATGAATCAGCAGCAAAGATTGCTACTTATATAGAAGACCATAAATTTTTTGAAGCTATTAAAGATAGTCCATTTTTCTTTAGAGCACCACCCGAACTTAAACCAGGAGGAGGAGCCACTCCTATACTAGGGGGAAAAGGACAAGGAGGTTTAGAATTTAATACACTAATTAATTCTGATAGTGTTTTAAAAGATTTATATACTACTCCAGAAATTGCTACAGCTTTAGAGAAAATTGTAAACACACGACATAATGCTGACGCATTAAGTAATTTATACAATGTATTTTTTTTAACGCCTAAAGCTTTAACTCAAGAAGCAAAAACTACATTGTCTCCTATTACTCATGCCCGTAACTTAATTAGTGCTGCATCTTTTACAGGAATGAATGGTAATTTTTTTACTAACCCTTCTAGATTTATAAAAGATTTTAAAGATGCATGGAAAATGACAACTGCTGTTTCAAAAAACCAATTAGAAACAACTATGGGTAGACGATTATTTAAATCAGATGAAGCATACGATAAATTTAAAAATGAGTATATGGAACTTCAACGATTAGGTGTTGTCAATACAAGTGCTAGACTAGGGGACTTGGCAAAAACAATGGACGAGATAAGTATGGGTATGCAAAATTTAAGTGAGCAAGGAAAAGTTTATACTCTACTTCGTGGATGGGGTGATAAAACTGGATTAACTAAACTTCGTGGCGCAGCAAGATTAGCTTATCAAACGGAAGATGACCTTTATAAAATACAAAATTATTTTTCTGAACATAGAAAATTTCAAGATGCATTTGGAAAAGCATTTGCAAAAAACCCAGATGATTTTATTTACGTAAGAAATGCTGACGGCACTAGAGGATTAAGTAAATATGCTAAGGAAGCTAAAAGATTAGGTGTAGATGATTTAAAAGCACCGGGGGCTTTTGATGAGTTTATTAAAAGAAAAGCTGCTGATACAGTAAAAAATAATATTCCTAACTATGATTATGTTGGAGCATTTGGACAAACTATACGAAGGGCACCCGTAGGAAACTTTGTATCTTTCCCATTAGAAATTATGCGTACTGGATTTAATACTTTGAAACAAGGATTAGACGAAGTTCAAGATCCTTTGCTTAGAGCAGCGGGTTTAAAAAGATTAGCAGGCGTAGCCACTTTTGGTTTAGCTTTAGGAAAAGGATTAGAAGCAGGAGCACAAGCAGTATCAGGAGTTTCAAATGAAAAACTTAATGCTTTAAAAGAATACCTTCCTGAGTGGTCAAAAAATTCTACAATAATTCCTATTAAACAAAACAATCAATTATTTTATATAGATTTTTCTCACACTAACGCTTACGATGTATTAACAAGACCTCTTAATGCAGCAATGAATGCATTTAGTGCTAGTAGAAAAAGCGATGAAGAAATTATTTCTAGTTTTAATGAGTCCGTATGGGAAGCAGCGCAAGAATTTGCTTCGCCATTTGTTGAAGAATCAATCATTACAAGTTTCTTTGGTGATGTATTAATGAGAGGCGGAGAAACTAGAGAAGGAAGACGTATATGGAATCCTGAAGATAGCTTCGGAACTAAAGTAAGTAATACTCTTGGAGCTTTAATAAGTACAGGTTCACCAGGTTCCATTAAACAATTCGAAAGATTATATCTTTCAGGTTTTGGAAAAGTAGATCAATACAATAGAGGATATAAATTTTTAAATGAAGCAACAGGGTTGCTTGGATTTAGAATACAAGATCCATTTATTGAAGACGGCATACAATTTAAAATTGCAGAAAATAAAAAAGGTGTAGCTAACTCTAAAAAATTATTTACTAGCGTTGCTTATAAACCAAATTCTACTCCCGAAGAAATTATTGAAGCTTACCGCCAAGCAAATCAAGCTAAGTTTAGAAACGATCAATTACTTTATAAAAGAATTAGAGCTGCAGAAAAATTAGGTTTAAGTCGTAGAAAAGTAAGACAAATTATTGGAGAAAGATATTCCGATGCTGAAAGAAATAATATTTTAATGAATAGATTTACACCAATTAAAGTATCTAGTTTTATTTATGATAAAGTAAGACAAAATGCTTTACAAAGAGGAAATCCTGATCCTAGTCGTTTAATTAAATTTCAAACAGATACTATATATAGAGGACTATTTCGTGATAATTTATTTGAATCTCCAGCAGATTTATTTACAGAAGATATTAATATAATTAAAGATAGAAGTCCTTATGTGACTTCACCTAAATATAGACAAGCACCTAATGTTCCTTTGTTTGGAGCAAATCAAGTTGAAACACCTATTATACCTAATATAACACCTAACAGATTTGAAAACACAGGTAATGTTTTATCGCCTTCCGACGCATCTCAACTTGCCAAAAGCGGAGATATTGATATAACTGAGGCTATAGCAGCAAGGAGAACATAATGCCGCCACCGGGAAAAAGAACTAAAAATAAAAGGCCAAGTAGACCTAAAAGAAGTAGGCCAAACAGACCCAACCGAGGTGCTGGTGGTAGAAGGTCTAAACTTAAACGTCAACAAAGAGTTAATAAACGAGTTGCTGAAAGACGCCAACAAGCTGATAGTAATAGAGGTATAGCGGCAGCTAGAGCTAGTGGTCAAAGAAAAAAATCACAACCTCAATATCTTACAGGTAGAGATGCTGCAGCAAGAACCGCTTCTAAAGGAACCAATCAAAGTAGTTTACAACAAAGTGTAGGTAGTCTTGATAGACGAATTAATACAGCCCTACAAAAAGGAGACACAGATAAAGTTAAAGATCTTCGCTCGAGACAAAAAAAGTTTGTTAAAAAATTAGGGTACGAAAGAGCTAAAGACGCTGGAGGAGTTCTTAGAACTGCCGACGGAAAAATTATGAGAACAAGTGATGGTAGCCCTATGCTTACGGGTCCAGGTTTAGATGTGTTTCAAGAAACAATGGATATGGATTTTCTGGATCCAACAAGACAAATACAAAACGAATACCCAGAAGCCTATTCAGAAATGTATCCTGTCGCTAGTCAACTACAAGCAGGATTACCTGGAGTGCGTTTAGCTAAAGAATTTTTTGGAATGAATAAGAAAAAAATTCCTTATTCTTCTAACATGATGCCGGGAGAAGCGTATCCATTAGATCCCGTGGCTGTAAGAACAAGATCAAATAGACAAGCTCCTTTAGATGGACTTGACATGACTTTATCGGACAGACAACCACAGTTTGGTGATGAGGGTGAGGTACCTCTTCCATTAATATCTGTAGAGTTTGGTGAGGACGACTCGGTAGGAGCTGTTCCTGATGGTCTTCCATTTACTCCTAATAAATTTCCAGGAAAGATACCTAATGAAAGAGCTGTTCCTCCAGGTCTTCCATTTACTCCTAATAGGCTACTCCCTACTAATGAAGTAGCCGTTCCTAGTGATTTTCCATTTGATCCTAATACAGGCTCGGCAAGTATACCTACTAAATTTTATAGTGATCAAATAGCCGTTCCTGAAGGTCTTCCATTTGGTGCTAACACAGCTACAACTCTTTCAGATTTAGTTGCTGCTGATAGCATGCCTGATGGAACTTCAAAAAGTATACAAGATGAAAGAACAAGTATGGCTTTGCAAGGAGCTGGATATAATTTAGATCCAAATATTATTAGTCAATTATATGATCAAGGTCTTTTACAATCAGGAACTAATTATTTTCCTAATCCAAGAATATCATCCAGTCCTTTAGTAGATGAAGCTTTAGCAAGTTATTATCAAACACTTAAATAATAATAAATAATGTTAACGATGCGTGATTGGATATGGGTAGGCTGCATAGTAGGTGGCATAGCTTTCACGAACGGGATGCTTTCATCACGAGTCACGGCCCTTGAATCAAAGATAAAAGATTTAGATATGTTGCGTATTGACTCACGGCTCTCGGTTATTGAAATACAAGTAAAAGAAATAAATCAAAAGTTAGATAAAATTTTAAGTATTAATTGATACATTAAACAAGTTTGGATATTCTCTTAATAGGTATCCTATTGTTGCTTTTAATTTAGGAATATAATTAGGATCTACAGCATATCCCTCAAGAGTTTCTATTAATGCAATAACATCCATTTCTTCACTTATGTATTGTTTCATTCTTAAATCTTGATAATCTTTAAAAAGATGATGTCTATTTAAAAGTTGAATATAATCAGCAACTGATTCGCATCTACGTTCATACACACGAATCATAATACTAGGATCACCTAAAGCTTTTAAATGTTTTGAAGTAGGATCGGTTTCTATTATTCCATAAAAATTATTTCCTTCTTTAGCAAAACGAGAATTACCCCAATCAGATTCAAGAGCTGCTTGAGCAACACTAATAATTATAATAGATCGTGAAGGTGGAGGAAGATAACTATTTGTTAACTGCGTACATTCAATAATACCTCCTACAAATTCTTCTTGTGTAGAATAAGTAAAATTAAAATTATTTAATGTCGTATTACATAATAAAAATAATGTTAAGCATAAAGATTTCATATCCTGAACTTATTTATTTTTTTTAAGATATGCAATCATTCTCCTTAATTCTGTTGTATTTTCTTTAACCATACCTAAACTTAAATTATGTCGCTGACATATTAAACCTCTTGGTAAAAGTTCAGGATTGTTTCGATAATCTTTTCTTGTATATTTATGATCATGATCAATAACTAATTCTGCTAGATTACTTCTTCCCTTTTTTCTACTTGGAGCTTTATTATATAAAACATCTTTATCACACATCACACATTTAGGTTCTTGTTTAAGCCACCAATCCGCCACACTTTTACCCCATTCACATTTAACTTTGCGATAACGAAGAGTTATTCTACCTTCAAGTGTAGATCGTAGTTTTGTCTGTTCTTTTTTTCGTGATCTATTAATAGCTTCTTTTCCCTTTGCAGTATTAACATATGTTTCCTGTCTTTTTCTTGCGTATGCCATATTATTTTGCCTCTCCCCATGAAGGACCTATCTCTGCATCTACTTTAGATGGCACACGTAATTCAATTGCATGTTCCATTACTTCAATAATCTTTTTCTTTTCTTCTTCAGAAGAAAATGACATGTCTAATTCATCATGCACCTGGATCAAGGGAAGGAACCCTTCTCTATGCAATTTAACCATAGCCATTTTAGTTTGATCTGCTGCTGATCCTTGAATTAATCTATTCAAGGCTTTGTATGTCCAAGCACGTTTAATTTTATTCATTCCACCATGTTTTATTTCTGCCTCTTCTCTAGGTAATGCTTTATGAACACCAAAATAATTTGGTTCCCATAAATGAAACCGACATTTACGACCTAGAATAGTTCTAATGTATCCTTTTTCTCCTGCCCTACGCATAGTTTTATCTGTTAATTCTTTTACAAAAGGCACGGTTGAATGGTATTGTTTAAAGACTGTATCTATATCATCTTTATCTAGCCCTAATTCGCTCATCAGTTTACCTTTACCCATTCCGTACATCATTCCTAGGTTAATTGTTTTAGCCTGCTTACGATCTATATTTGCCATGTTTGCAACAGCTTGATGAAAGTCTATATCTTGATTGGTATAGCCATCTACTAAAGGAGCTACCCCTTCTAATTCTATTCGGTCACTTATTATAGCGCCATAATGAACTAATAAACGTGGCTCTTGCTGTGAATAATCAAAGATTCCCCACTTCTCCCCCTCTTCAGGAATAAATAATGATCTTATTTTAGGACTGATTTTAGGGTTTCTTGCAGGAATCTGTTGTAAGTTAGGGTTTTGCATACTTAATCTTCCAGAAATAGTGCCCCCAGTTTCTGATCTCAATTGATTTACATCTGCATGAATACGCCCTTTATGAGAATGTTTTAAAATAGAATCAATAAAAGTAGTATATGCTTTGTTTATTTCTCTTGCCTCAACAATTTGTTTAGCAAAGGGATGAGAATGAGTGGATAAAAAGTTCTTATCAAAACTAGGAAGACCTGTAGGTGTACGATTGTAAGGTATCTTTAACTTATCAAAAGCTTTTGCAATAGATAATGGTGCTAAAATCTCTACCTCAAACCCACACTTCTTATATAAACTCTCTAATATCTTTTTCTCTCCTGCTTTAAACTCTGCTTTAAGACTTTCTGCTTTTTCTATATCCACTCTCACTCCTCTTCTTTTCATGTGAAATAGAATAGGAAGAAGTTCTGTTTCTAAATTAAATACCGATGTTAATTCTTGTCTAATTAATTCTACCTTTAGTGCATTCCACAGCTTTAATGTAACAGCAGCATCTTGTTCAGCATAAGGACCTACATACATAGCCGGTAGCAAATGCATTTCTGCTTTTGCATCTACACCAAAATCTTTTGCAGCTTCATACAATCCAGCCTCTGATTTTGTTTCCCCTACATATTCTTGCGCTATTTCTTTTAAAGAATAATTTCTTCTATTCTCATCAATCAAAGGAGCAGCAATCATTGTGTCACAAATACGACCGCTTACTTCAAGGCCCATGGCACTTAACCACCCCACATCATAGATAGCATTGTGAAATATTTTATCGCATGGTAAATCTAATATCTTTTGTAATTGTCGTTTAAAAACTTTCTCATCAAAGTTGCCACCACCAGGATGTGCAAGAGGAAAGTATCCTTGCCAACCCTCCACGGCCAACGCTACACCAATAACTTTTCCTTTTTTAACAGCCCATCCGGGTCCTGTTGTTTTTAAACCAGGATCATGAGTTTCTAAATCAATAGCTATCTCTGTTGCAGCTTCAAGATTAGGAATGTTTTCCGGAGGAATCCACTCACTAGGTGCTTGAAACAAAGATGGCTGTCTCACTTATCCCTTTCGTTAAGTTCTCCCGCAATAGCTGCATAGGCCGCTAAGTCTATATAGCTATCTGTTTTATGTGCATGCATTAGTCTTGCCACTTTAACTAAAGCCATACACATCGCTACATCATGTGCAGTTATCTTTTTGCGGAGGAAAATAGACCACAATGCAGCGATGTTCTTGTGATTAGTAAGCTTATCGCCATAATCGTCTTGACGGTCCTTACCTATTAATTCTTTTGCTAGTTCTAAAATATTTTGAGAGATCATTAAAATATCTCCTGAAATTCTCGTGTGGATTCAGATTCAATGATATGTAAAGATTTTTTTGCTCTTGTTA